TTGGCGGCGGTACGGCACTGGTCGGCGAGCTGAAGTTGATCACCACCGAGCGCGAAGCCATTGCCGCCTTCGGTCCCGATTCGGCGATCACCAAGGCCTGTCAGGCGATCTACACCAAGGCCAAGGCAGTGATCGTTGCCATCGGTGTGCCGAAGCTGGAAGACGCGGCGCTGCAAACCTCGGCGATCATTGGCGGGGTTCTGGCTTCCGGTAAGCGCACCGGCCTACAGGCCTTGCTCGATGGCAAAAGCCTGTTTAACGCCCAGCCGCGGCTGTTGATCGCGCCGGGGCATACGGCCACTCAGGCGGTGGCCACGGCGCTCGATGGCTTGGCGCAGAAGCTGCGCGCGATCGGCATTATCGATGGGCCTGGCACCACGGATGAGGCCGCCATGGCTTACGCCGAGAACTTCGGCAGTCGCAACCTGTTCATGGTTGACCCGGGCGTGCAGTACTGGGACACCGGCCTGAGCCAGACGGTCGATGCCCCGGGCTCGGCCTGGGCAGCGGGCTTGTTTGCCTGGACCGATGCGGAGTACGGCTTCTGGGCGTCGCCGTCGAACAAGGAGTTCGTGGGCATCACCGGCACGACGCGCCCGGTCGAGTATCTGGACGGTGACGAGACGTGCCGGGCCAACCTGCTCAACAACGCCAATATCGCGACGATCATCCGCGACGACGGCTATCGCCTGTGGGGCAACCGCACGCTGTCGAGCGATCCGAAATGGGCGTTCGTCACCCGCGTTCGCACGCTGTTCATCCTCATGGATGCCGTGCAGGCCGGCCACAAATGGGCCGTTGACCGCTCGATCACCAAGACCTACGTCAAGGACGTGACCGACGGCCTGGAAGCGTTCATGCGCGACTTGAAAGCTCAGGGCGCAATCATCAACTTCGAGGTGTACCCGGACACCGAGTTGAACACGGCCAGCCAAATCGCCCAGGGCAAAGTCTATTGGCGCATTCGCTTCACCGACGTGCCGCCGGCTGAAAACCCGAATTTCCTTTTCGAGGTCACCGATCAGTGGATGACCGAAATTCTTGAAGCAGCCTAAGGGGCCTAGTCAATGATTCCTCAAACTTTGTTTAACACGAACCTGTTTGTTGACGGGATTAACTTCTCCGGCGACGTGCCGAGCCTGACGCTGCCCAAGCTGACCAGCAAGACCGACGAGTATCGCGGTGGCGGCATGGCCGGTGCCATCGAAATGGATCAGGGCCTGGAAAAAATGGAGGCGTCCTTTGTCACCAAGGGCGTGCGCCGTGAGTCGTTGAAGTACTTCGGTCTGGCCGATGGCACGGCCTTCAATGCGACTTTCCGGGGTGCCTTCAAGGGGCATAAAGGGGCGGTGACGGCGGTGGTGGCCACCCTGCGCGGCCGGCTCAAAGAGGTTGATCTGGGCGACTGGAAAGCCGGCGACCCGGCCGAGATCAAGCACGCCATTGCGGTCAGTTACTACAAGCTCGAAATCGACGGACGCCTGATGTACGAAATCGACATGGTCGCCGGCATTCAGGTGATCGACGGCAAAGACCAGCTGGCCGAAGTGCGCACCGCGCTCGGCATGTAAGGGAATAGATCCAGATGAAAGCAACTGATAAAGCACTGCCGGTCTGGCTGGCAGTCACCCCTGATAGCGCCGTCGTGACCCTCTCGCGTCCCAGCGATGCCAATGGCATCAAGGTCGAGACGTTGACCTTGCGGGCCCCGGCCGTGCGCGAAGTGCGGGCGGCCGATCGCGCCTCTGGCGGGGATGAGGAGCAGCGCGAGCTGATGTTGTTCGCGGGTTTGGCCGAGGTCGGCCTGAAGGATATGGAAGGCCTGAAGCTGGTGGACTATCGCCGTGTACAGGCGGCCTATGCGCGCCTGGCGCCCGATACCGATTACTCGACGTCGGTGCCGGCGTGGTTGTCGATCACCACCGATAACGTGCTGGTCACGTTGTCCTGTCCGAGCGAAATCAACGGGGTGTCGGTCGACAAGTTGGCCTTGCGTTCCCCGACCGTGCGCGACGTGCGTGCAGCGAATCGTGAGGCGGGCGGCGATGACGAGCAGCGCGAGCTGGTGTTGTTTGCCGCGTTAGCCGATGCGCCGGTTGCGGATCTGGAGGGCCTGAAGCTGGTGGATTTCAACCGCTTGCAGGCCGCCTATTTTCGTATGGACCAAGACAACGGGGTTTGATCCCGGCGTCATAAAAATGGCCGCGAAACGTCTGGCGGCGGAAACCGGATTTTCCGCCGCTGAGATTCAGTCGATGCCGTTTGCTGAGATGGTGTGGTGGCTTACGGATTGAGCCGCCTTCGGTAAGGCTGTGCAAATGGGGGGCATGACATGGCGAACAAGATCGCCCTCGGGCTGGTCATCGGCGGCGCCGTCAGTTCGACGGTCGGCACCGCGTTCAAGGACGTGACGGGACGGATCAAGCGCCTCGAGGCGGAAGGCAACAAGGCGCGTGTGCTGCAGCGCACGATTGGCGACACCATTCGCCTGCGCGATGAATGGAAAAAGGCCCACGACAGCGGCGCCGCCGGAGCCTCCAAGTTATTGAGTCGGCTGAACTCCAACCTCGATAGCTTGAAAAAGCAGGGCGTCGAAGTCGGGCGTCTGGAGAAATCCTATCGGGCCATGGGGCAGGCGGCCCATAAAGCCGAGCTGAAGGCTAAGGGGCATCAACAACTGGATGCCGGCAAGTCCGGCCTGAAAAAAGCGGTCGGGGCCGCTGTTGTCGGTGTGGGCTCTATGGCGGTGCCGACCAAGATCAGCGCGGACTTTGGCGCCATTGTGCGTGACATCGCGATCAAGGCCGGCATTGCCAACAAGCCACAAGAACAGGAGATGTCGCAAAAGATCATCGCCACCTCGCGTGACACCGGCATGGCGCGCAACGACGTGGCCGACGTGGTCAACCAGTTGGTTGGCGCCGGTATGGAGTTGAGCAAGGCCCTGGAATATGCGCCGGTCGCGGCCAAGTTTGTCGTGGGGCAGGGGTCCAGCGGTGTCGACACGGCGAAGATGATCAACGCCCTGGGGCAAAACGCCAAGATCACCGACCCGAAACAGATGCAGCAAGCGCTGGAAGCGATCGCCTATCAAGGGCAGGCGGGCAGCTTTGAAGCGGCCGACATGGCGAAATGGTTCCCTGAGCTGTTGGCCAACATGGGCAGCTTGGGCATCACCGGCATGGATGCGGTGACGCAGTTGGGCGCCATGCTGCAAGTGCAGATGAAATCGGCCGGCGGTGCCGATGAGGCGGCGAACAACCTCAAAAACTGGATGGGCAAAATCGGCTCCGGCGATACCGTCAAGGCGTATGAAAAGGCCGGTATCGACTACAAGGGTTCGATGCAAACCGGTTTGCAAAACGGCATGTCGACACTCGAAACCAGCATGGCGTTGGCGCAGAAATACATCCAGGCCACCGATCCGAAGCGGGCGGCGGCGATGGCCAAAGCGACCTCCGAAATCAGCCAGCAAGCCGATCCGGAGAAGGCCAAGGCCATGATGGCCTCGCTGGAAGAATCCCTGAAAACCGGCGACCTGTTCGCTGACATGCAGGTCAAGGCCGCGCTGTCGGCGTTTATGCAGAACAAGGCGCTGTACAGCCAGCTTAAAAACGATTCGCGCGATGCCACGGGCATCCTCGACAAAAACCTCAGCGAGCGGCGTGAGGCGTCGTCGCAGAAGTGGGCCGAAATGGCTCAGTCGATGGATGACGCCATGCGCAGCGTGGGGGACGCCCTGCGTCCGGTCACGGACACGGTGGCCGAAGCGCTGACCAAGGTCACCAAGGGCATCACGTCGCTGTCTGACAGCGCTCCCGCGGTGGTGACGGGCGTCGGGTTGGTCAGCGCGGCGCTGGTCGGGCTGTCGGGTCTGTATAGCTCTTTCAAGATGGGGAAGGGGCTATTGAACCTGGCGCGCGGCTCGCTGGGTGGCGGCAAGGCCGGCGCGGTGCAAAAGGTCTTTGTCACCAACGCCGAGGATGGTGGCGGTGACGGCGAAGGCGCGGGAGCCAAGGGCAAGACCGGCAAGGCGTTGTCGCTGGTGGAAACCGGGCTCAAGGCGGTGGCGGCTTTCACGGGCAGGGGGGCCGAGGGCGCCGACGATGAAGCGGACGGCAAGGACGACAAGAAGCCCGGTAAATTTGATCTGATCGCGACCGGCCTCAAAGTGGTTTCGGTGGCGAAGGACGTCGCTTCTGGCGGCGACGAGGGCGGCGAGTCGGGGTCGGCTGACGACGGCGTCAAGAAGGTTTTCGTGGTCAACGCGGGCGCCCTGGGCGGCGGTGCTGAAGGCCCTGGGGAAACACGCCGGCGTGGACGCGGGTCAAGGCGCAATGCTTCGCGCCGTCGGCCGTTGCCTCGGCCGGGGGGTTCTTCGCGCTCGCCTATTCCGGGGGCGCGGCCGCCGGTCCCTGTGCCGCGTCCGCCGATTCCACCGGTGCCGGTTCCGGCCGGGTCGCTGGCCCGGCTGGGCGGGGTGGTGCAGGCGGTCGGCAAGGTCGGCAAAGCCGCCAAGATGATTCCCGGCGGCGCGCTGCTGGACGCCGGCGCCATGGCGTTCGACACCTATGAAAATGCCAAGACCCAGGACGAACAGGCCGAAGGTTATGGCGAGGCCGCTGGCAATCTGGCGGGCACCATGGCCGGCGCGGCGGCCGGTGCGGCCATTGGTTCGGTGGTGCCGATTATCGGGACCGCCATTGGTGGCTTGATTGGTGCCTACCTCGGCAGTCAGGGCGGCCAGATGTTGGGCGGCGCCGTGGGCAAGTCGGTGTTTGCTGGCGAAGAGGAAAAGCCCGCCCCACCGGTCGCGCCGTTGTTGATGGCGCCACGCCCTGGTCCGGTTATTCCCAGCTTCGCCAGCATGGGCCAATCGTTCGATGGCGCGAAGGGCTCCGGTGCGTTGCTGATGGCCTCGGGGCCCGCCCCACAAGGGCCGGCGCTGGGCGATGTTGCTCGCGCCATGGCCGTACAGGCGCCGACCAAGGCGGCGGCCGTGGCCATTCAGCCCAAGGAGCCGGAGAAGCCGGCACCGACCAAAGTGGATCAGCAGTTTCAGTACTCGCTGAGCATGCCGGTCACGGTGCAAGGGGATGTCAAAGACCCGCAACGCTTGGCCCAGGACTTGATGCCGCACATGCAGCGAATGATGGCGGACGCGGCAAAACAGAACGCTACCAAGCTGTACGACGAACCCCACGTTTAAGGAGGCCGCATGGCGTATATGGAACAGTTGCAAGCGGGGCTCAAGTACTTGGTCGAAGCCGGGGAGGTGGGGCGGCGCAGTGCGGATGGCATGCTTGGTCCGGTCAACGGTGCGATCAGTGAAATCACTGGCGCGGCGTCCGAGCTGGAAAACATCCCGTTCGTGGGACCGGCGATCGGCGCCAAGCTTCAGCGGGTGATGCGCGGCGTCGATGCGGCCCAGGCCAAGGTCGGGCAGGTGGTGGCGGTGTACGGCCGGGCGACCCGGGCGGCCGCCGAAGTACAGGAGCGGATGGGGACGCTGAAGGAACAGGCGGGCAAGGCGTCGACGGCGATCAACAACATCGCCGGCAAGGTCAGTCCGTCGTTGGCCAACATTGTGCCCACCAGTTCCTTTGCCGTGGATGCGACGCCGGCGCCGGAAGCGGTGAAGCCGTTCCCGCATTTACTGATCATCCAGCCGCGCGATCCCAAGGAACAACCCTACTATTTCAACCTGGACACGGCGGCTTTCGACGAACTGAGTCGTTCGAGCGAATTTCGCTGGGCCTCCCAGGAGCGCCTGTCGCGCCGCCCGGCGCAGCAGGCCGTAGGGATGGGAGAAGAAAAGCTCACGCTCAAAGGCACGATCTACCCGGGCTTCAAGGGTGGGCTCAAGCAGCTCGACACGTTGCGCGCCATCGGCGCCCGGCTTCAGCCGCTGACCCTGACCACGGGCTATGGCGAGGTGATTGGGACGTGGTGCCTGAAGACCATCAACGATGAACAAGGCGCGTTTTTGCACGGCGGGATTCCGCGTAAACAAGGGTTCACTCTGGAGTTTGTGCGCTATGGCGATGACATGCAGAACGTCTGATGGGGACATGCTCGATGTCATTTGCCATAACGTTTATGGCCATCTGAACGGCAGTACCGAGGCGGTGCTGGATGCCAATCAGGGGTTGGCGGATGAACCGCAACCCTACCGCGCCGGCGTGGTGATCTATCTGCCGGATCTGCCCAGCCCGACCGGGGAGGGGGTCAGCTTGTGGGATTGATGGGCTACACTTTTCTCGTTCACTTCAAACTCCTGACTTTCTTGCCCGCCTTGTGCGGGTTTTTTTTGGACAAAATTCATGACCCCTACGTTTCGAATCGTGGCCGATGGCGCCGATGTGACGGCGAAGATCAATGATCGGTTGCTGTTGCTGCGCACCTCTGACAAGCCCGGGATGGAGTCCGACGAGTTTGAGTTGCGCATTGATGACCGAGATGGCCAGGTGCAGCTGCCTAGGCGTGGCAGCTCTATCGAGGTCTACCTGGGCTATGCCGAAACGTCCTTGGTGCGCCTGGGGCGTTACGCGGTGGACACGGTCGAGGTGTCGGGTCCGCCGGACACGATCGTGATCAAGGGCAAGGCCAGCGACATGCGCGGCAGTGGCAAGACCATCCGCAGCGGCAGCTGGGAAGACGTGCCGCTGTCGACGATCGTGGCTGACATCGCCGCGCGCAATGGCTGGCAGCCGGTGTGCCCAGTCTCGACAAAAGTCGCCCGGGTCGATCAGCTCAACGAATCCGATTTTAATTTCATCACGCGCCTGGCTAAGCAATACGATTGCACGGCCAAGGTGGCCGACGGCAAGCTGTTGGTGATGCCGCGTCAAGCGGGCCAGTCGGCCAGCGGCAAGGCGTTCGGCGCGATCACCCTGACTCGTAGCGACCTCTGTCGCTGGCAGTTCAGCCTGGGCGATCGCAACTCGCACAAGGCTGTGGCGACCAAGCACCAAGACAAGAAGACCGGCAAGCTCGCCATCGTCTCGGTGGATAACGACGACGCCCCGGATGGCTTGCCGGCGGTGCATACCGATCGGCATATCTACCCGAACAAGAGCGCCGCCGAGTCGGCCGCCAAGGCGCGTTTGGCGGCGTTCAATCGCTCGACCGCTGACGTGCGTTTCGAGATGCCCGGCCGGACCGACATCTTTGCCGAGCGATTGATCAACGCACAAGGATTCAAGGTCGGCCTTGATGGCGAGTACTTGGCGGATTCGGTGGAGCAGGTGTTTACCCAATCCGGCTGGTCGACCACCGTCGAGTGCAATGCCGGCAAGCAGGGCAAATCCAAGGGTCAGAAAAAGACAGCTAAACCGCCGCTCAAGGTGGTGAATGTCAACGCGCCGTAGCGCCCCCCATCGCCGCTTGAGTGCGGTTTTTTTATGCCTGGAGATTGTATGTCCATCACAGAACAGCAATTGCTGAGAATCCTCCCGAACGCCCGCCGCCAAGCGGGCGTTTTTGTATCCGTCCTAAACGCGGCCATGGCGCACCGGCAGATCAACACGCCGAAACGGCAGGCGGCGTTCCTGGCCCAAGTTGGCCACGAGTCGGGTCAGCTGCAGTACGTCCGCGAGCTGGGCGGCGATCAGTACCTGAGCAAATACGACACCGGCAGTCTGGCCGCAAAACTGGGCAACACGCCGGAAGCGGATGGTGATGGTCAGCGCTATCGAGGTCGTGGCCTGATCCAGGTGACCGGTCATAGCAATTATCTGCGCTGCAGCCTGGCGCTGTTCGGCGATGAGCGATTGCTGCGCACCCCTGAGCTGCTCGAGCAGCCGCAATGGGCGGCCGAGTCGGCGGCATGGTTCTGGTGGGTGCGCGAGCTGAACGCCCTGGCAGATCGGGACGAGTTCGAGGCAATCACCCGCAAGATCAACGGTGGACTCAACGGCCTGCAAGATCGATTGCAGCTGTGGAAACGGGCGAGGGCAGTGTTATGCGTGTCGTCGACCTGATCCCCGCGCCGTACCGGCTGCTAGCCGTTGGTGTGCTACTAACCGCATTGATCGGCGGATCTGCCGCGTCGGCCTGGAAGGTTCAGGACTGGCGCTATGGCCAACAACTCGCCGAACTGGCCGGCCTGCACAAGGACGATCTGATCGCCATCAGCAACGCCGCCGCTGATCAGGTGCGCACGGCACAGGACAACCGCTTGGCCCTTGAGCAGCGGGTGTCGGCCAGTGAACATACCCACTACAAGGAACTCAGCGATGCTCAAACCAACCAGGCTCGTCTGCGCGATCGCCTTGCCACTGCTGATCTGCGGCTGTCAGTCCTACTCGATGCCACCGATGCAGGCAGTGGCGACACAGTGTCAGCCGCTACCTCAACCGGCGGCGTGGTTCATGGCCCCACAAGAGCCCAACTTGACCCAGCGCATGCTCAACGAATTATCGGCATCACCGATGCCGGCGACCAAGGACTGATCGCCCT